TAAAGGAGAATAATTATGGCAAATACATATACATGGGATTGTAAAACAGTAGATACATATCCAACACACGACAGTCATTCAGACGTTGTTTACAACGTACATTGGCGATTAAACGCAGAGAGCGATCAACAAGATGCTGAAGGTAATAACTACGCAGCTTCTGTTTATGGCACTCACAGCGTTAATGCAGATGACATATCTAGCTTTGTACCTTTTGCAGATCTTACCAATGACACAGTTACTGGTTGGGTTACAGCAGGTATGGGCGAAGATGAAGTAGCTAGTCTAAAGTCTGGCTTAGATGATCAAATCGCATTACTGATTACACCAACATCTGTTACTAAAACAATAGGTTAAAAATGGCACTGCTGCCTGTAACTCCGCCAGCTGGCATAGTCAACAACGGAACTGACTATGCTAACAAAGGTCGTTGGGTTGACGGCAATCTTGTGCGTTTTGAAAATGGATATCTAAAGCCTATCGGTGGTTGGTCTAAACTAAAAACTACAGCACTAGACGGAGAACCTATAGGTATGTATGCCTATAAGGACAACCTAGGTGCTTCTGTTTTAGCTGTTGGTACAAGACAAAAAGTTTATGTTTTATACGACAACACTTGGACTGATATAACACCATCTGGTTTTGTAAATGATGCCTCTAATGATCCTCTTGGTTATGGTGCATACCACTATGATGTAGAAGATTATGGAGATGCTAGAAGTCAATCTGGATTACCTCTTGATACAGGTCATTTCTCCTTTGATAACTGGGGAGAGGATTTAATCTTTTGTTTTTCTGGCGATGGTAAAATATACAAGTGGCGACCTGTTTCAGGCGGAACAGCTGATACCATAGGTACAGTTGTAACTAACGCACCTACAGGCTGTCAGGCTGTTCTAGTAACTAATGAAAGGCATTTAGTTGCTATTGGTTCTGGTGGAGATCCTAGGAAGATATCTTGGAGTGATAGAGAAGATAGAAACACTTGGACATCTAAAGCCACCAACACAGCAGGTGATGTACAAATACCTACAGGTGGTAGAGCATTACTAGCAGTTAAATACCAAAACGATGTCATTATCTTTAGTGATACTGGTATAGATAGAATGAGCTATGTAGGCTCTCCTTTTGTTTATGGTATAACCGCAGCAGGTGCAAACTGTAAAGCAGTCAGCAGAAGATCAGTAGTACAAACTGGTAACTTCCTAGCGTGGATGGGAGAAAACTCCTTCTTTGTTTATGATGGCGTTGTGCGTGAAATACCATGTGATGTGCATGATTATGTATATGACCAACTAAACGTACCAGGAAGGAAAGCGTGCTGGGGTGGACATAACTCTAACTTCAACGAAATATGGTGGGGTTTCCCAAGTGGCGATGGTGTATATTTACCAAATAAATATGTTATTTGGAACTATCTAGCAAACACCTGGTCTGTAGGAACAATGGATAGAGGTTGTTGGATTGACCAAGGTGCGTTTGATTTCCCTATAGCTGGAGACTCTCTTGGTTTTATTTATGAACATGAATCAACAACATTATCTAACTCACCAAACCTAAATAGTGATGTGCCATTTTGTACAAGTGGTCCAATAGAACTAGGTAATGGTGATAACTATGTGCAATGTAACCAAATTATTCCAGACGAAGAAGCAAATACATTGCCAGGTGTAACAATAAGTTTTAAAGGTAAGTTTACCCCTCTAGGCAGCGAGACAGACTTTGGTAGTTTTACCTTTGAGAATGATGGATATACTGATGCTAGGTTTACAGCACGACAAGTACAGATGACTGTAACAGGTAGCACAACACAAGATTTTCAAGTTGGTAATATAAGACTAAACTTAAGACAAAGAGGTAGAAGATAATGGATCTATCCTCACAAAGACAATATATACAACGTATAGAAGTAGCACACAGCATACTCACAACTACAGACTTAACAACATTTTATACAGCTCCAAGTGGCGATGACTTTACTTGCGCTGTAATTGAATCTATCTTGGTATGTGACCATGATAATCAGCAAACTAAGATTACCTTTACAGTAGATAATGCAGGTACTACTTACACTATATTTAAAGAATATAACATTACTGCTTATGATACAGAGGAGCTTTTAACTAGAAGTCTGTTCTTACATCAAGGCGATGTTGTAAAAATACAAGCAGATCGTGCTGGTAATTTAACTGTTTATGCAAGTATTGTTGAGTATGGAAAAGGCGACTAATACAGTAGTTGAATTACACCCAGAGGTTGTACAAGAACCTTGGGAGATTGAATGGGAAAGATGTAAGCCTTATATAGCAAAGGCTGTAAAACATCAAGATTCCTATACAATTGATGACATAGAGGATAAAATAAGAGGTGGAATATTCCATTTATGGCCAGGCAAAAAGTCTGCATACATAACAGAGTTTGTAATGTTTCCACAGCTAAATGCCATGAACCTTTTGTTTTGTGGTGGCGATTATAAAGAACTAGAAGAAATGCTACCTCATCTAGAGGAGTTTGCTAAGAAAGCTGGCATACAAAGGCTTTACGGCGGTGGCAGAAAAGGATGGACTAGGAAACTAAAACATCTAGGATTTGAAACAGAATATTTAATTAGAAAAGACTTATGAGTAAAGGCAAAACCAGAACAGAATCAGTAGCAGAATTACCAGCATGGCAGCAAGCACAATTTCAAGAGCTTTTTGATAGAGCGCAAGGGTTGTCAAGACAGCCGTTTGTACCCTATACAGGACCAATGGTTGCTGGATTCTCTCCAGATCAATTACAACAGTTTCAAGCCACTAGAGGTATGTTTGAATCAGGCATGGGTTATGACCCAACCAAAGCTTTACAAGGTATGGCACAAGAACAGTTTAAGCCTACTATACAACCTGTTACTGGTTTTCAAGCACCAACTATAGAAGCTACTCAAGCTCCAGGCGCAGCACAAATAGGTCCAGTATCTACTCCACAATTCAGAGGTTTATTAAGTCAAGATATAGGCGCTTATCAATCTCCGTATCAGCAACAGGTTATAGACTTAGCAATGGGCGATATACAACGACAGGCTGATATAGCGCGTGGTGGTGCGCAGGATAGAGCAATTAGATCAGGTGCTTTTGGCGGTTCAAGATCAGCAATATTAGAAGCAGAATCACAAAGACCATATGTGGAGCAAATGGCTAGAACATCTGCTGGTTTAAGACAGTCTGGTTTTGAGCAAGCGCAACAAGCAGCACAGGCAGACTTAGCTAGACAACAACAATTAGGTATGTTTGGTTCAGAACAAGAACAACAAAGAGCATTACAACAAGCACAGTTTGGTCAACAAGCTGGTATCTTTGGTGCAGAGTTAGGACAACAAAGAAATTTACAACAAGCACAGATGCAACAGCAAAGGCAGATGGGTGGCCTAGATATAGCTGGAAGAGCAGCATTAGCACAACCATCATTAGATATTCAGGCGCGTGCGCAGAGGGCAGGATTACTAGGTGGATTACAAGGACAGCAGGTGCAAGGACTAGGATTACTAGGGCAAGCAGGTGCGCAGCAGCAGGCGCTACAGCAAAGAGCAATAGATGCACAAAGAGGCGAGTTTGGAAGAGCGCTTGGTTATGGACAACAACAACTTGGTTTATTACAAGGCGGCTTAGGAACACCATTAGTAAGTACAACAGGTACAGCAAGCGAAAGAGGCATTACTGGCAAAGGTTTTGGCGAGGCAGCAGCAGGTGTCGGAACATTGGTAGGATTATTCTCTGACAAAAAATTAAAAGAAAATATTAAACCTATTGGTAAGTCTGCAAACGGACACAACTTATACACATGGGATTGGAATGAAAAGGCTAAGAGTCTTGGAGTAGATAGTCCATCAACAGGTGTTATTGCACAAGAGGTTATGAAGTATATGCCAAAAGCAGTATTTAAAGATGCTAGTGGTTATTACAAAGTTAATTACGGAGTTTTATAGATGGCAATAAATCTTAACAATCCTTATGGAATGGTTGGAATACAACCTGAAATTGGAACAATAACTCCACCGCCAACACCAGCGTCAACCATACCAGGATTTACAAGCTTTGGAGATAGGCTTGCGACAATTGGTGGTTTTGGCGATGATCCAAACGAATTAAAGACACAAGAAGAGCTTGCAAAAATGACGCAAGCACAGATTGACGAATACACAAAACAAAGAAAAATGGCTAGAAGATCTGGTGTGTCTGAAGCATTAATACAGTTTGGTGAAGCTTTACAAGGCAAGCCAGCAGCAGAAAATGCAATGAAGCGTAAGCAAGCATTACAAAATATGGAAATGCAAAAGCAGTATCAAGCAGAATATCAATCTGCTATACAAGCTGCTGAAAAGACAAACCCAGCACAAGCAAGATTATTAAGAAGTCTTACCTTGCCAGGTTATGTAAGCTTACAACAAAAACGTGCAGAGCAAATGCTTCTGGGTAGTGGTGATAGAAAAATTATAAAAGCTGCCGATGGATATAATTATTATGCAGATACTGGTAAAAGAGTTTTACCTGATATAGAGAAAGATAAAATGTCATACGACATGAAAAAAGATGCTAACGAATATTGGAGATATACTGAAGGTCCAATGAAAGGGCAGAGGGTTTTTCCAGATGTTACAAAAGAAAAAGAAGAAGAAGAGACATTTAACTTTGGAGATGAAGATAAACTTAGAGATGACTTTAGATCTGAATCAAAAGAATTTGTAAAGGTTCGAGATGCTTACGGAAGAATATTATCAACCGATGCTAGTGCGGCAGGAGATTTAGCTTTAATATTTAATTACATGAAAATATTAGACCCTGGTTCTGTTGTAAGAGAAGGAGAGTTTGCTACAGCGCAAAACTCTGCTGGAGTTCCAACTAGAGTTAGAGCGCAATATAATAAAATAAAATCTGGAGAAAGATTAGCTCCAGAAACTAGAGCAGATTTTTTACAACAAGCTCAAAATCTTTATCTAACAGCAGCGGACTCACAATCATATTTAGAGTCTGAATATCAAACATACGCTGAAGAATATGGATTTAAACCTTCAAGAATAGTAACTAAATACGGAACACCAATAGAAGATAAATTATTAGAAATAAAATTAGAATCAATGCCACTGGACGAATTAGCAACATTAGATCCATCACAATATTCAGAAAAACAATTAGATATTATTGCAAAAGTTATAAAATCTAAAGGAAAACAATAATGGCAACCTTAGAAGAAATTAAAAAACTTCAACAAGGACTGCAAGAACAAGAACTTGTTGTAACTGAAGAAGAAGCAGAACCTACAATACCCTATTTATCTGGTTTAAAATCACAAGCATTACAAGGTTTAACTTTTGGACTTTCTGATGAGGTTGGTGCTGCTATAGGTTCTCTGGGTTCTTTATTTACAGATGAAACCTTTTCAGAATCTTTTGATAGAAGATTAAAAGAATCAAAAGAAGATTTACAAGCATTTCAAAAAGCAAATCCTAAATCAGCCTTGGGTGCTGAAATAGTTGGTTCAGTTGCGCCAGCTGTAGCATCATTGTTGTTAATGCCCTTTACAAGTGGAGCAAGCGCAACAGGAGCTGTTGCTGCAAGTGCTAGAATTTTAAGCAATCCATTGCTTGCAGGAAAAATTGCAAAGCCAGGATCAGGTTTGTTAAGCAGAGCAGCAGAGGGTGCTAAAGTTGGAGGATTGCAAGGAGGAATATCTGGAGTTGGATATGCTGAGGGTGGTGCAGAAGAAAGAATTTTTGGCGGAGCTTTAGGTGCAACTGCTGGTGGGGTTTTAGGCGCAGCAATACCAACAACTTTGGAAGGCGCAGGAAAATTAACTAGCATGGTTTCATCAAGACAAGGAAAATTTAACAAAGAAGATGTTAAATCAATAAAAATTATTGCAGATCAATTTGCAAGGGATGAAATACCCATTGAAACAGTTTTACAAAAAATACAAGACAATGTTGCTGCTGACAAATTAATTGGATTGACTCCAGTTGAAATATTATCAGATTATGGTGGAGACGCTGTAACAAGAAAATTAAGAGGAATTAAAACAAGAGTTCCTGGAATGAATATTGAAAAACAACTTATTGAAAGAACATCTGGAACAGTAGAGCAAAAAGCAGCAGCTTTAAATGCCTTAGAAGATCCCAATATACAGTCATCAAGAATATTAAAATCTTTAGAAGATGTAACTAAGCAGACTTTAAAAACACCAAAAATAGATTTATCAGGTGGTGTAGATGATTTAATTAACACTATAGATTCTTATTTAGGGCCTATGTATGAACAAGCTTTTATAAAAAATCAACAGGTAGGTAATTTGGATTTATATAAATATTTAAATAAACCTGTAATAAAAGAAGCTTACAATGATGCAATAAATGCCTATAGAGAAAAATTAATAGCTAATGGAAGAAAACCAAACCCCATACCAAAATTAAACAATTTGTTTTTAAAAGATAAGGGTAAAATAATAGGATTGAATAAAAAGTTACCATTAGAGTTTTTAGATTTAATTAAAAAATCAGCAGACCAACAAACTTATGAAAAAGTTGTCACTGGTTCTTTAAGCAAAGAAAGAGCAAGAGATAGAAAAAAGATTGCAAATAATTTTAGAGATTTATTGAAAGAATCTACTGTTGGAGACGAATATGTTGAAGTTTTAAAACTTGGCTCTGATAAGTTTTCTTTGTTAGATGCTTTTCAAAAAGGATCAATTTCACACAAACCATCATCTTCTGCCAAGGCGTTTTTTAATGAATATAATAATTTAAAAACAAATGTAGAAAAGGATGCTTTTAAGGTTGGTGTGTTTCAAGAAATATATAATCAAATAAATAAAACTGGAGATAATATTAATCTAGTAAAAAAAATATTTGATTCTCCAGATTTAAGACAAAAACTATCTATATTATTTGAAAATGACATAGAAGCGAGAGGGCAATTTATTGATAAGCTAATAAGAGAATCAAATATAAGCTTAAAAACTGGAACTATAATAGGCGGATCAAATACGGCAGAAAAATTATTAGATGCTGAAGATGCAGTCCAAGCTCTTTCTGATATAACAGTTGCTGGAACAGCACCAACAAGCTCAGCTGGTATAAGAGCTATAGCAACTACTGTTAATAAAGCTAGAGATATTATTTCTAACCCAACAGAAAAAAGAGCTAGAAATATTGGTAATGTTTTATTAGAACAAAACCCACAAAGGCAACAAGAGATATTAGAACTTATGCAACAATTACAAGGAAGTAGACAATTTAAAGAAAAGCTTTTAAGTGATGTCGGAGGCGGTTCTATTAGATATGGCTCACAACAATTTCCACAATTTTTGAACGAACCACAATAACCCCATG